TGGTCTCGGCGAAACTGCCGGCCGGCGTGGCGCCGCCGGTGAACGCCCCGAGCACGTTCATCATCGGCAGGTCGCGGCCGCCCAATTGGTTCTGGAAGGTGCAGACCACGGTCGAGCCGGGCAGCGGGCCGCCGGTGCAACTGACGCCGCCCGTGCCGATGTTGCCCATCGGCTCGAGCGCCGCCTGGACCTGCGCGGCGGTCGCGTTGTAAACGATCGGCGCGCTGGTCGTGTCGCCGAGTTGGATGCGGAAGGTGCCGCCGGTCGGCGTGCCGGTGACGGTCAGGGTCTGCACCTCGTTAATGGCGGTGCCCGTGCCGGTGACGATGCCCATGCACTGCCCGGCCGGGAAACTCACGCCGCCGGCGAGGATGATCGGCTGCGTCCTGGCCTCGTCCGCCTCCTCGAACGGCTGCAGACCGGCGCCCGTGAAAACGTAGAGGTTGCCTGTCATGGGAGAAACTCCGTCACTTCGCCGCCGCGGCGAGGGCCTTCTGCTGCTGCTGTTTGAGGATCGAGCGGCCCAGCGGGGTCGCCTCGAGCATCCGCGTCCGCTGGTAGCTTTCGTTCGCCTGCCGCGGGTCGGTCTGGCCGCCGAACTGCTCGGACATCTTGACGATCGGCGGCCCCTGCATCGCGACGTAGTGGCTGTACTCGCGCGGGCTCATCGGCTTGTCGGCGACGTCGGCGAACTTGAGCGTGGCGATCGGGTCGAGGCCCTTGAGTTCGGCCTTGCGGGCGGTCTGCTGCCACGGCGCCCGTCTGCCGGCGTTGAGCTCCTCGTCCCAGAAGGCGAGGACCTGCGCGTCGTCCTTCCGCTGCTTCTCGAGGTCCGCCAGGCGTCGCGTCTCGGCCTGGATGCGTCGCGTCTCGGCCTGCTCGGCCCGGATCGCGGCCATCTCGCGCTGCATGTCGGCGAACTTGTAGGTGATCTGCGAGGGCGGGGGCACGGGCGGATTGGGGGTCGCCGGGATCGGGCTGATGACATCCGGCGCGGCCCCGCCGGGCATTCCGGCGATCGGGGCCGCGCCTACCGCACCCGCCGCTCCTGCGCCGGCCGCGCCCGCGTCGGCCATCTGCGTCTGATCGCCGGTCGCGTCCGGGTTGGCCCCGGCCGCCGCCTGGCCGGCCGCGGCGCCGCTTTGTGCCGCCATCAGGTCCTTGAGGATCATCGCGATTTGCTCGTCGGACATGCTGTCGAGGGTCGGACCGCTGAACATGTTCGGCGCGATCGTTTTGATGGACTTGATCATGTCGTCCCGGTTCATCGGCGCGACCTCCGCGAAACAGACCACGCGGCCCTGCCCGAGCCGGTGATTGACTTGGTTGCCGATCCTCGCGACCCGCGCCGGCCAGCGCCCGTCGTGCTCATCGGCAAACGTGGCCAGCGGCAGGTCGGCGAGGCTCTTCACCTGCGGCTGGTCGGCCCCGAGCAGCGCCACTCTCCAGAGCGCCGGCCCGAAGTCCCTGCCCTGGTCGGTGAAGTTCTCCCGAAACTCCGCCGAGACTTTCCGGTAAGCCCGGCTGTTGATCGCCTTCGCCACGCCCGGCGGCACGTCGTTGAAGTCGGCGAACAGCTTGGTGCCGTACCGCCAGAGGTTCCAGACCACGCCCGCCGCCGGCAGGCCCGAGCCGGCGAGGATCGCCTGCTCGTCGTCGTGGCCCAACACCAGCGGCGGGTCGAGCGTCACGCCCGAGCGCTTGCCGGCCTCGCCCGTGAACCGATGGAAGTTGCCGACCACCCTGTCGAGGAACGCCACCGGGTACGGGTCGCCGCGGTGCCGGCCGGCCTCGAACACCTCGACCCCCGCGACCGTCGCCAGTCCCGGCGCGGTGGGGATCAGCGGCCGCCGGCTCGCGTAGCCCATGACGGGGCAGTCAAGCAAAAATGCGGATGCACTCGCAAGAGGCGGGAAAAGGGAATTGCGTCAGCGGTTGCCCTGGGCGGTCCGGCGCCACATGCGCCGCAGAGCGTTCGGCGTGGGGTGATAGGGGTGGAAGGTGATAGTTGGGAATCGGCCGTGCAGGCGCTTGGAATAGCCGCCGTAACTGCCCGGGCCGCCGGTCAGGCGGACGAGGCGTATCGGCGTCTCGTCGCAGACTTCCCGGCCGTAGCGCGCGAATGAATAGCCGTCGGCGACGCACACTTCGATAAAGCCGCGGCGCCACGTCCAGAGGTCTACGCCGCGCAGCCGCACCGCGACGCGCAAGGCCGACGGCACCCAATAGAGGGAATCGACCGAGGCCAGGAGATCGCGCTCGCGACGGCCGAGCCCCGCCAGCGTCGAGGAGCCGGAGGCGCGGAGCTTGGCGATCTCGAGCTGCACGCGGACGAACTCCGCCCGCGTCCGCAGGCGGCTGACCACCAGCTTCCGCAGCTCGCCGGCGACCGGCTCGGGCGGCTCGGGGAGTTCCGCGCTGTCATTCGCGATGTTCTCGCAGACCTCGGCGTAAAGCAGCCGCGGCCCGTCGTCCTCCGGCCGCGCGAGCACCCGCTGCAGGGCCGAGTCGAGCGCCCGGCCCTGGTCGTCCAGCCAGTCGGCGTAGATCAATCGCGGCAGGGGATCGGCCGGGCGGGCATGGATCGCGGCGAGGAAAGCGGGGTCGTCCGGCACGGCGGGGAGTGTAACGCGCCTGCCGAGGCGGCACTAGGGACCCTGGGCATTGCGTTTCCCGTCCGTCCTGATGTGCATCGCCCGCCGGATGATCTCGACGGCCTCCCGCCAGGTCCGCGACCTGTCGCGCGTCACCATCCAGGCGGCCCGTTCGAGCGCGTCGTCCTCGGCAAGCAGTTCATGGATGACGGCCCATTCGCCGGGCGACAGGTGCGGACACCGCTCGCGGATCGCATCGAGCACGCCGGGCAGCCGCTGGTAGGGGCCGGTCGCGGCGTAATCCCGTTCGGCCTCGCGGAGCCGCCGTGTCGCCTCCTTGACTTCGCGGTGCGCCTCGAGCCACGCCCGCTCGGCCTCCTCGGTGCTCATCTAGACCTCCTCCAGCGTCGCCCCCGCCGCCTTCAATTTGTCCCACTCGAACTTGTCGATCGGCGTTTGCCCGCAGCGGCAGTTGGCGACGTCCGAGATGTCCTCGCCCCGCACCTCGGCGAACGGCACCGACGACGGGTAATACTGTCCGTTCCGGATCGCGTGCCAGAGCCGCGAGCGGTCGTCCACGATCGCCGCGTACCGCCACACGGGAAAGTATTCTTGCACCGCCGGGTCCTGTAGCTCGCGGGTCGTGCCCGCGTTGAAGCTGTCCATCATGTTCGTCCGGAAAACCATCTCGGCGTATTGCGGGTTGGCGGGCGAGACGCCGGCCGCGTCGAGGATCTTCTGCACGTCGCGGGGGCCGGGCTCGCCGGTGAGGATGGCCTCGGAGATCGTCCGCTGCACTTTGTCCAATAGCGTCTGCTCGGTCGCCACGGCGAGCGTGAACGCCTGCCGCTCCATCATCGCGCCGAACCGCCGCGGGTCGGTGCCGAGTTCGGGAATGAGCCGCGTGAAGTAGTCGAGGGCCTGCTCCGGCGCGAGCGGCTGGATCGGCTCGTCGGCGAACCGGAGGAACTGCGTCGCCCGGCGGCTGAAGGTCGCCGGCGGCTCGTCGCCGAACTGCTCGAGCTGCCGCATCCGTTCGCGGACGCGGGAGCGGCCGAGGAGGTGCCCGCTGGCCAGCGTGGCGGCCAGGGCGTCGGCGAGTTCCTGCCGCTCGTCGTCGTTGAAGAGCCGCTTGGCCTGGCCCGGCCTCGGCCGTTTCACCAGCCGCTCGACGGCGGCCTCGCTGATGTCGCCCAGGGTCGCCGTGCCGAGGCGGACGGCGGCGTCGAGGAGCTTGTCGGCCTTCTTGCCGTCCGGGCCGGCGATCGCGACCTGATCGGCCGCCGGCCCCGGCGGCGGCTCCTTCGATTTCGGCGGCGGCTCGGTGAACTCCTCCTGCCCGACGACCTCGGCGATGAACTGCCGGCCGAGTTCCTCGATGTCCAGTCCGCTCAGCGGTTCGTCGGCCATGAACGCCCCCGCCAATCGTTTGTGCAGTTCGGCGACCGCGATCAATGGGGCGGCGGTGAGGAGACTGGCCCCCGGCGCCGGGATCGCCACGCCGGCCAGGCCCGCGCCGACGATCGCCTTCGCATAGCCGGGACCGTATCGCTCCTTCAGTTTCTCGTATGCGGCGCCGACCTTCGCACGGGCCTTCGCCATCGCCGCGGCGGGGACGGCCTTGGCGCGGGCGAGCAGCCCGTCGGCCTTCTCGTCGGCGCCGCCGGTCGGGCACGGCCCCGGCACGCCGGAGCCCGGGCCGCCGCAGAACGCCTCAACGTCGGGCGATGTAGCCTGCCCAGCGCTCGGATCGGGCGAGGCGGCGAAAGGGCGTCGCCGGCCCTCCCGCGGCCGGCGCTTGCGGAATCGGTTCGGCGAACTTGCCCGCCGGGGCGTTGGGGGCCAGCGTCAAAAGCGGCTGCAGCGTGTCGCCGGCGTCCTTGGGCGGCTCGCGCTGGTAAGTCGAGTAGGCGGCCCGCTTCGAGAGCGGCAGCCCCAGGCGGGCGAGGCCCTCATCGACCGCGAGCTGCTGGAGCAGATACTGGACGTTGATCGCGCCGAGGATGGCGGTCGGCGGCTCGGCGTCCGGGCCGAAATTCAGCTCGGTCAGTTCCGGCAGCACCTGCTCGTTGAGCACGATCGCCAGCGCCGCGCCCATGTACCACTGAAACAGCTCGGCGGTCGTCTGATGGACCTGGCTGTTGCCCCGCCCGTCCGGCGTCGTGCCCTCGACCTGCTGCAAGTAAGCCCCCATGATTCCGATCAGAATTTCCTGCTGCGCGTCTCTCTCCGCGCTGGCGAAGTCGGACGTGCCGCGGGCCATCAGGTCGAGCACCTCGACCTCGGTCCCCGTCGGCATGGTGATGTAGCCCTCGCCGCGCGCTTGCTTGAGGGCGGCGCCGAACGCCGCCTGCTGGTCCTCGCGGCTATAGGTGCCTTTCAGGAACGGGCCGGTGTACTTGTCCAGGCCGATCATCCGCAGGTTCGAGATCATCTGCAGCTTGGCCCAGCCGCGATAGGCGGCCCGCAGGTCGCTCTGCCCGTGCGGGTTCTGGTAGATCTTAGCGTGCTGGTAGAGGATCAGGCCGTCCTCCTTCGGCCGGAAAAACCGCTGCCGCTGCAGCCCGTAGATCGACTCGACCAGGGTAACGTTCAGGAACTCGTCCACGATCAGGCGATAGTACCGCGGGTCCTTGTCCTTGATCTTGGCGAGCTTGACCTTGCCCCGCCATTTGCCCTTGCCGATCAGGCCGTTCGTCTTTTCGGCGACGCTCTTGCCGTCGATCAGGGCGCCGACCAGCACCGTCCAGGCCAGGCCGGCGAAGCCGCCCTCGCAATGCGTGACGGCGTATTTCAGCATCTCGGCCTGGGCGACACTCGCCTCGTTCTCCGGGTCGGCCGGCGTCAGGTTCAGGTCCTGCGCACACACCGAGAACACCTTGGCGAACACGCCGGACTTGACGAACGGGTCGCCGAGCATCTCGCGGTACGCGGCGACGACGTCGGTCGTCTCGGCGGTCAGGTCGAGGATCGTCCGCGGAAACGGCGTCAGGCCGCGGTAGCCGTAGCTCATCTTGAACTGTTCCATGTACAGTTGTTTGAGCTGCTGCTGCCGCGGCGTCAGCGCCTCGATGACGCTGACGTTGGCCTTCATCACGCGGCGGAATTGCGGGGCGGGCTGGACCGCGATGGTCATGGGTCACTCCTTCGGGTATTTCGTCGCCAGCCACTGCCGCCGGCGTTCCAGCTCGGCCAGGTCGGCGTCGCCGCGGCACTGGCCGGCGACGGCCGGCAGGCCGCTTCGCACCGACTCCTCGACCTGCGCCCGCGTCGCGGGCTTGCCGAGCGCGTACCACTCGGTCGCGTCCGGCTCACCCATCTCGATCAGATGATTGCCGTGGCCGTCGCCGAACAGCGAGTACGACCGGGTAATCCAGACCAGCGTGACGCCGGGGTTGCGCATGATCGCGTAGGGGCTGAGCACGCCCTCCTCGGGCATGTCGTTCTCGCGGCGGACCATCTGCGGTTTCGACAGGAACGGGCAGTTCCGCGCCGAATACCGGGCGCACTCGAGATGGCAGGGCGGCTCGGCCGAGGTCCTATTCAACCCGCACATCGGCCCGGCGACGAACGCCAGCCGCGTGCCGAGCGGCCAGCCGCAGACCCAGCAGAGTTTTTCGCGCACGGCCTGGACCCACTTCCGCCCGTCCATGCAGCGGAACTCCGGCACGCCGTCCATGAAGGTCACGAACCACGGCACGGGGTAGCCGCGGTGCAGCGGCAGGCCGGCCATGCGCGGCGGCGGCGGCTCGATGCCGGGGTGGAGTCCGGGGCCGACGTGTTCCATCGTCGCTGACTGAGCGGTGGTCATTTGAACGCGCTCCGGTACTTGGTGTGGATCTCCAGCCGGTGCTCGGGCGGCGGCAGGTTGATCCGCGGCGGCCCGGCGTGGGCCGAGCGGCGGAGCCAACCGAGAATGTACCGCAGCGCGTCCAGGCGGTGGTACTGTTCTTTATCTTCGATCCCTTCTTGAGGCTCCCCGCGCTCGTCGGTCGGCCGGCTGTAACTGCCCAGCTCATCGCGCAACCCGGCTAGGTCCTCGAAGACCACCAGCGCCCGCTCGGCCACGGCGCCGTACACGCGATCGATGCCGACCTCCACCTCGTGCTGGTCCGGCTCCTTCACCGCCAGGCCCGCCGCGGCGAATTCCTGCCGCCACTGGCCCTCCGATTTCGACCCGCCCACGGTGATCGTCGGCCGCCGCTGATGCGGCGGCGCCAGCCAGGCGGCGACATGTCCGGCCGCCGTGCGGCCGCCCTCGAGCGATTCGCGGAAAGCGTAATACCGCGTCGGCGTCGAGTGCGGCTCCTCGGCGAGCCAGACGGCGGCGGTATTGACGCCGCCGAAGTCCAGGCCGAGATAGATCGGCCAGTCGCGCGGGATCGCGAACCGCGGACAGACGTTGAGGCCGTCATCGAAGCAATCGTAGATCATGCCGGCGGGCCGGGCGAACCGGCCGCGATAGAACATGTCGAACTTCCAGCGGGGCAGCGTCGCCTGCGCCCGCTCCCACTCGTCGCGAGGGAAAACGGGGTTCATCCGCGACTCGAAGGAGATCACCTCGAAGTCGCGGTCGCCCGGCCGTTCCTGCGGCGTGCCGGTGCGGCCGGCGCGGTCGTGGACCTCCTGCTTGAGCCAGCCGACGGTGTACGGCGTCGTCGTCATCAGCACGCGGCCCTCGTGGATCGCCAGCCGCCGCAGGATCGCCTCCCAGCTTCCGAGCTTGAACTTCTTCTGTCCGCATTCGTCCAGCCAGGCCGCCTTCGCGCCGAACGCCTCGAGCGAATCCGGGTCGTCGGCGTGGCCGAAGATGATCCGCGTGCGGTCGTGTCGGCCCGGCCCCCAGAGCGATTCCGCGCCGGCCTGGGTGAACGTGAACTGCCAGCCGGGCGAGCGGGTCATCCGGCCGAGCCGCAGAATCCGGCCGAACACTTCCTCGACCTCAGCGGCCGCGCCCTTGTCGAGCAGCGGGTAGTTCGGCGCGGCGACGATGTAGTTGCCCGGCCCGCGGGCCTCGATCTCGCGGCGCAGCCACCAGGGGCCAAAACTCGTTTTGCCCGCCCGCGTGCCCGCGAGCACGAGCAGGAACCGCGCCGGGCTGTCCCAGGCGGCGAGCTGGCCGCGGTGGAAGCACAGGTCGAGCTCGTCGCCGGGGGCGAAGGAGTACAGCGTGCTAGCCGTCGCCGTTGACGTGGGCGGCCTCCCCGTTCGGTGAGGGCTGCGGCCGGACGACGTTGACCAGCCGCACCAGCGGCAGCGCCTCGCCCTCGGGCGTCGTCGGCGCGAACTTCTGCAGGTCGGCCCAGCGGCGCGGGAAGCGGCGGGCCAGGAACTTCAAGGCGAAATCGGCGTCCGCCTTGATGACGACCCGGCCGTCCTTGTCCACGACACCGAAGGCGGCGCGCTTGACGACGGCGGCGGCCCCGACCTCGACCTTCGCCTCGGCATCGCGGACTGCGGTGGCAAAATTGGCATATAGCTTCGTCTGCGGTCGGAGCGGGTCGGTCCCTTCGCCGCGGGCCAGCCATTCCTTGCCCGTGTTGTAGCTCACGCCGGCGTAGAGGCAGGCGGTCTCGAAGTAGCTGCCGCCGAGGATCGCCTCGATGACTTTCGCCTGCTTCTCGGCGGTGAGTTTCGTCGGTTGACCGATGCGGCGTTTGGGCATGGGGCTTATCCTGCCGGCGGGCCGGCGGGCGGGCAAGGACGATTCCGCATTTCCGGCCGCTCGGCGAGGACGCCGAGGTGCCGGCTGCAGCCGTAGAGCCGCTCGGCCAGGGCGAGGACCAGGGCGTGCAGGCGGGCGTTGTCGGCCTCAAGGCGCTTGCGCGACCGCCGGCGGCTCGCCGACGCGCAGGCAGTGCGGGGAGAACCAGAGTCGTTCACGGAAACAGTTCAGCTTGCCTGGAGAATCGGGCGCGGCACCTAGACTCGCCATGCCGCCTTTTGCTTTCCACTTCACGCACTCCCACGAGGCGGGGATGTCGTGTTCGCCTTCGTAGCCGGCCAGGGCGATCCGCAGGCGCGGGTCGTCGCCGTGGTCGAGGCACCAGCGGCGGACGGCGTGCGCCACGTCCAGGGAGTCTTTCGCGTAGATGTCGGCGGTGCGGCCGGCGGTGTCGGCATAGGGCGGGTCGAGGAAGATGCCGCACAGGTCGCCGCCCGAGAAGAAGTGGGCCAGGGCGTCGCCCGAATTGCCGCCGCAGACGCGCGTCCAGTCGCCGCAGCAGACGCGGACGCGGCGTAGGCGGCCGGACAAGGCGCGAATCCATTCCAAAAGGCCGCGTTCGCCCAGAGCCGCTCGCGGTTCGCCCTGCCCCTCGCCGCTGAGGTGGACCAGCTGGCGGTTGACGCCCCGCCCCTCGCTGCCGAGGTGGACCAGCTGGCGGTTGACGCCCTGCCCCTCGCCGCTGAGGTGGACCCGCTTGCGGTTGACGCCCTGCCCCTCGCCGCTGAGGTGGACCAGCTTGCGGTTGACGCTCCGCCCCTCGCTGCCGAGGTGGACCAGCTGGCGAGAGCCGTCCTCGGCGACCTCGACCCGCCACGGGCCGTTGCCGCTGCAGAAGCCGCCGCCGATCCACAAGGCCATCCCCCAGCACCACCAGCCGGCGATCTTCGCGTCGAAGTAGTCCGGGTCGCCTTCGAGCCGATCCTGTAGCGACGCCTTCCGCTCGACCAGCCACAAATGCCGGGCGGTCAGGTCGTTCTCGTTGACCGGCCAGTCGGCGAAGTTCGCGACGGCGTCCGGGTCGGCCTGCACGGCGCGCCAGAAGTTCGCGACCATGCCGTCGAAGTCGTTGACCGTCTCGGTGCCGCCGAACGGCTGCGGCCGGTTGAGGAAGACGGCGCCGGAACCGAAGAACGGCTCGATGTAATTCGGCACGTCGCCGAAGCGCTTCCAGATGACATGAGCGATGCGCGACTTGCCGCCGAACCAGGGATAAGGGGACTTGAATAGGAGGTCGAGCCCGTCCTCGTCGGTGTCCTCGTCCAGCTCCGTTTCGGCGCTGTCGTCTTCCGGCAACCGCGGGTCGCCGAGGCCCTGGTCGACGGCCAGCTCGGCGAGCATCGCCTGCAGGGCGTCGTCGCCGGTCTGGACCTCGCGGAGCAGCGTAGTGAGAGCATCGTCGTCCCAGGTCGCCAGTTCGGCCGTGCGGTTGTCTGCGATCGCCAGCGCCGCCGCGGTCGGGCCGTCGAGGTCTTTCACGACGGCGGCGAGATATTCCCAGCCGAGTTGTTTCGCGGCCTCGAGCGTGCCGTTGCCGCAGACAACGGTCATGGTGTCGCGGCGGACGACCACCGGCTTGACCTGGCCGAAGGTGCGGAGACTGCCCTTGATCGCGTCGAGGTTGCGGTCGCCGTGCAGGCGGGCGTTGGCCGGGTCGGGGAGCAGATCGGCGATCGGCACGGCCAGCCGGCGCAGCGGCTCGGCGATATGGGAGAGGTCGCCGTTGGCGGATTTGGCTGATTTGGTTTTGCTGGCCATCGGCGACCCTCGGCGAACGATACCGCCGAGGTTAGCCGAGACGGGGCTAATTG